CACAGCTGGTGCGAACACCGACTTTGCAGCGGACTGAAGGATCGAAGTGATCAGGTGACCACCGACGAGCCAGTTGCCAGGTCCACGACGTGTCTTGGCGCCGATCTCGTTGGCCATCTTGTTCACGAGGATACCCAGGTGAGCGTAGCGGTCGCCGAGGTAGTTCGGTGCGAAACCAGCCGGTGGCGTTGCGAAGTCGTACGTTGCGACGGTCGAAGCGAGCGACAGAAGGTCGGTCAGGATTTCGTTGTCGATTTCGTGAGCGATCTGAGCCGACAGAGCAGCAGTCAGTTCCGACTCGAGGTCGAGGCCGTGCTGGCTGTTCAGGTCTTGAGCAGCTTCCATGGTCCAACGAGCTTGCAGCTTGCGGGAACCAGCGGAGATCGTCTGCTTGAGGACCGACAGACGCATCGACTTGCCGCCGAAGCCTTCGTAGTCACCAGACAGGTTGCTCAGCGGAGCAGCGGTCGAAGCATCAGCAACTGCGAAGCCGTTCGAGCCTGGACCTGCCAGAGCTGGCGGGTAGCCAGTCGTTGGGCCAGCGGACGACGTCGAGTAGAAGCGCTTCATCTTGCTGTTGTTTGCCCAGACTTCGTCGCCAGCGGCGATGTCAGCTGCACCAGCAGGATTGTCCGAAGCTTCAGCGAAAGCGAAGCGGAGCGAGTACACCAGGCCGACTGGGCCGGACATTGGCTGCACACCGATCAGATCAGACGAGATCGTACCTGGGAGGATACGACGGATCATCGGAATCGTGATCTTCTGGAAGTTGGCGATGGCGCCCATGTTGACGCTGTTCGCGCCTGCAGTTTCCATCAGGTGCTGCTTCTGGTTCTCCAGAAGGGTAGACATGACAGTCTTCTTGGAACCTTGGAGGCCTTCGAGCAGGGCATCCTTGGTCTCTTGCCAGTTTTCAATCAATTGCATGAGAATTCTCCTAGTGTTGGCAGGGATTACTTGATACCCGCGAGGCGACGAAGGTTGGCCAGGTCAGTTGTCTTGGCGCCTTGGGATTCCACGATCGTAGCGGCTGGCTCGCCGGTAACGACTGTAGTCTTTGCTGCAGCGACGGCTTCAGTCACGACTGTAGCTGGTGCTGCCTCTTCCTTCAGCACGCGGCCGATGAAGAACTTGTACGACTCTTCGAGGCGAGCAGTTTCGATGTTCCGAAGGACCATCGCCATCTGTTCACGCTTCTTGCCGGTCAGCGGCGACAGAACTTGTTCCATCTTGGCTTCACGGACCATCTTGTTCAGCTTCTCTTCACGTTCAGCGAGAGCAGCTTGTGCGTCGGCGAGCTTCGCCTCAGCAACAGTCAGCTTCGACTGGACTGCGTCTTCGTCAACGTAGGACTCGCCGTATGTCGATGCGAACGCTTCGAAGATCTTCCGGCCGAACTCGTTCTGCTTCACAACAGCGAGGTCTTCCTTCAGCTCTTCCATTTCGGCCGCGAGGCGCATTTCGAAGAACTGGTCGATCTTGTCGACGAGGCCGTCGAGTTCAGTTGCGACTTCGGCTGCGAGCTTGTGCTTCTCTTCGACAAGCTTTTCTGCGTATTCGGCTTCGAGGTCACGGAAGCGATCGATGTCGCCACGGAGCTCGGTGATTTCCTTGGTCAGGGCTTCTGCAACGAATGCATCAACTTTGCTGATCAGCTCATCGCGTTCGCCTGCCCATTGCTCTGCGAGCTCGAGGCGGACTTGGCCGGAAACTTCTTCACGCACTTGCGTCTTGAAGGATTCGACCGACGCAGAGAGTTCAGCGCGTGTCTCTTCGCTGAGGAGCTCGGATTGCAGAAGCTTGTTCAGAATCTCATCCATTGCTTTCTCCTTGGTGTGGTTGATTGGGTACGTAGATCGTCCAACGGACAGAACCTACACTTGGATTGGCGGACTTGGTTCTGAGCAGCGCTCTGACCCCATCCTGTTCGCATTTCCTATTTAGCGAAGTGCGCAAAAAAGGGGTGAAAATCCAAGTGATTTCACCCCTTCCGGGACCCTCAGGAAGGGTTATTCGGCATCGATTTCGTCCGGGTCCACCTCTGTGGTATCCGCCGGGGCTGACTGGGGTTCTCCCAGACCAGCAACTTCCTTCGTCTTCGAGACGAAGTAGTCGTGCATCGTCACGGAGGCTTCTTCGTGACGGTCGTTGATGATGCTTTGCAGCATCGACTTCAGGGTATCTGCGTGGTCAGACATACGACTCTCCTTCTGAGTGTTGATCGGCGAGTGTATTTACGCTCTAGAATCCGCGAACTTCTTAGCGTTCTTGCTTTGAAGATGCCTTGTGAGCATCAGCCATGCCAGCGTCGTACGCAAGACCGAGAGCCTTCTTGAAGGCCTGTTCGTCTTTGGCAAGGCCGAGGACATCATCAAGGCCAGAAGCAGCAGCGATCATGTTGATCGCGCCTTGTCGCTTCCCGCCAGCGGCTTCAACGATCAGCGATTCGAAGAACGCCTTGTCGGCCTTCTGGCCAGCAGCAAGAACCTTCCCGCCAACGTCCTTCAACGAGACCTTGTGTTCCTTGCCATCCTTGTTCTTCAGTACGACCTTGTTCCCGTCGAGGCGAACGAACTCACAGATGTCGCCGTTCTCACGAGTGAGCATCTCACCCTTCTTCACGGCCTTGCGATCGTAGCCGTTGCCGTACGCATCAGCGATGTACAGCTTTGCTTCAGCGGCTTCTTGCAGCACGCCAGCGAGTTCGAGGATCCGGCTCATCACTTGCCCTTTGCGAGAGCTTCGAGGAACGACTTGATTTCCTTGCGGAGGTAAGCCTGTGCCTTCGGGTCTTCGACGAGGGCTTCAGCCAGCGACAGAACCTTCTTGTTCCCCATGGCTTCTTGAACCACGTTCGGGTACGCTTCCGGTGCGGATGGCTGGTACACGATGTCGACGGTGACGAAGCTGAAGTCAGACACAGAGCCGGACTCGTTCACATTGCCAGTACCGCGGGAGGAGACGCCGAGACGAACGCCACCTTCGATCAGGCCCTTGGCGATATTGCCGGACGGTGTGTTCAGCAGCTTCATCTTGCCGATTGCATTCGCGCCGTCCATACGGACTTCGGTGATCGCGTGCGACACGTTCGCAAGGTTGATCGACAGAACGTCTGGGTGATTCAGTTCGCCGAGGATGTAGTGCCCTTCGGTGATTCGCTTGCCAGCGATCTCAACTGCCTTCGAGATCTCGGCGAGCGGGTACTTACGCCCGTTCCCGTTGATCAGGTCGGCTTGCATCATGATGCCAGACAAGTACAGGTCGTTGCCGCGCTTCATCTCAGTCAGCATTGCTGCGACTGGGGTCAGGTTTTCAGTGAGGAGCTTGATCATGGTGTTCCTTCTAGGGAGATAGCCTATTTAGATCAGGCGGCTGGAGGAGGCTCAACTCCCGCTCCACCTGGTGCTGGCTCTTCAACTGGGAGTTCGCCTTCTGGTTCTGACGATCCGAAGAATCCACCGTCAGTGCCACCCGAGATTCCGCCGATGTCTTCTTCACCACCGAGGCCACCGCCGAGATCTTCACCGCCACCTTCTTCAGCCTGGACGCTCACCGCTTCACGGTTATCGTACACGGCTGGGTCATAGATCTGCTGGAGAGCTGGAACTGAAGCCGAGTCGGAGATCCCACGCTCTTCCTTGAGCATCACTTCGTTCATCTGAATCTCGTCGTCGGTCAGACCGAGGTAACGCTTCAGGATGAATCGACGGCTGAGGTACTTCGTAGCCTCGATGTTGTTGAACGAACCGATCAGATCAGCGTCGAGAGCAGCTTGACGGTACAGAGCGAAGTTCGCTGGGTCCGGCAGCTTGATCTTGAAGATCTCATCATCGATCTTCAGGCCGCAGACCTTCAGGTACACCTTGAACTCTTGGTCCATGACTTCGTCGATTCGGTCTTGCAGACGACGAACGAAGTTCGCGAACCGGAGTTCTTCGATGTACGCGATGCCGACCTTGCCGTCGTTGTACTGCGCACCAGCACCATCGCCGCCACCCATGTACGACGTTGGGATCCGCAGTCCACGGAACACCTTGTCTTGGAAGTACTTCAGCAGGTTCGTACCGAAGTCTTCAGTACCACCCGGCAATGTCTCAACGCGCGAGCCACGACCAGAAGCCGTGACTGGGAAGAACAGGTCCTCTTGAATCGATGTCGGGTCGTACGCACCGTCAACTGTGTCCTTGCCACCTTGGTTCGTCGTTGGCGAACGCTTCTGGCGGATCTCGTTCTTGATCTGCTCGAGGTACAGCTTCACACGTTGCGGTGGCATGTTCCCGGTGTCCACGTAGAACACGCGACGTTCTGGGGCACGAACGATTCGGTAGATGATCACAGCATCTTCGATCATCGCGAGCTGACGGTACACACGGTAGATCGGCTGAAGGATCGAGGCACCGAACGGTGCTGAAGCACCCATGTCATCGGACATCGTGAAGTGGATCATCGCTGCGGCTGGCACAACATCGATCTCTTCGTTCCGTGGTGCGTACGGCGTGTTCTGACCTGTCGAAGGCTTCTTCACGTGGTACGCAATCTTCTCGCCTTCCTCATCGACTTCAATGCCGTGCACGAGGGATGGGTCAACGTACTTCCAACGCTTCGTGTCCGAGCTCTTGCGGAAGAAGCAGTCGCCGTACTTCACAAGGCAACGTGCGATCTGGAAGATGCGCTTCTGGAAATCTTGGAGCTCGGACCACTGACGAACGGCCTGACGAAGTGTCACGGTCGTCGAGTCGGAGACGTCTTGGTTGTCTTCCTTCTGATACTCGATCAGGAACGGGAGCTTCGACTTCTCGTCCTTCGAGGACATCTCTTCAGCGATGATGTCAAGTGAACGTGCGATGTCGATGTCGGTATCCATCGCGTCGTACTGTTTGTAAGATTGCGAACGCGAACCAGGACCACGCAGAACCTGCGAGTACCATTGGATCGATGACAGCGAGCTCACATCGGTCTTCCGCGGATCGTACGCGTCAGTTGCCAATGTGGTGTACATCTGCTTACGCGAAGCAGGTGTGATGATTCGCCAGTAGTTCTGGAACGTTGACATTCAGTCTCCTTAAACTTGTGCCATCACTCGACGTACCAACGACTGCTTGTCGGGAAGGTACGGGGTGAGCGACTGAGCACGAAGCATTGTCGATGCCAACTCAACTTGTTGATTCTCGGCAGCCAAGGACTGCTTCAGAATCT